GTCCATACGCAGTGCAAGCACCGGGCCTTGAGGAACGACTGCGACAGCTTTAACAACGTCGCCTTTTTTGAAAGTTGTTGCCATGATTAACCTGCCAAACTCAGAGTGTAAGTAACAGAAAGGGTGTCGCCAGACACAACAGAACGATCCCCTGGGGCGCTAAAGTCTGCGGCTGAGTACAACGTACCAGTCGTACCGCTCTTGGTGTTGTTGCTGGTCAAGAAAGCCCCGCCCACAGTTGTCGTGCCGTTGATGCTAAACGTGGCTGGTGAAGCTGAATTGGTAGCCACCGAGGGGTTGGCAGTCGTGGGGGTTCCAAACGTGCAAGCGGGCCGGGTAGCTTGACTATAAGCAGTCACTTCAGTCCAACTACTGTGCGAAGCCATTGTGTTACCAGCCGCAGGACTGTTAGTTGCCCCAGAGCCGTACAGACCAAGATACCAAGCAGCGGTATACGTTGTGCCCGTAAAGTACTTGGCATTCATATCTTGCAAACCTTCATTGACTACCAGATTGGGGGCTTCATCTTCCCATTTCAGGTTGCCGTCTTTGTCGTGGCACTGGATTTTGTACACGCCCTTTGCGCTTGTGCTATCAGCGGCAAAGCCACCAGCAATCAAGCTGCTTGAGGCAACATCTTTGGATTTAACTTTATCGTTGAACATGGTCGCCCCTTATACAAGTCGAATGAGTGCAGATGTGCTGGTGTTTGCAGGCATCGTCACAGTGAAAGTGTTATTAGATGTTTTGTTACTGCCAAAGTCCAAAACGCATACAGCGCCGTTGTCCCCTGCCTTGTAAATCAAAGCGCCCCTAGCAGTAATTACACCCGTCCAAGCCGGGGATGAAAAGTTGATGTATGTAACACTGCCAGATGGAGTTGTATCTGTGCTAACCGTAGCCGTTACTACCAATCCCCCGGCGGCATAGTTGCCACCAGAAGCCTCGCCAATCGTGGTGTACGCCGTTGTAGTCTGGTCAAGCGTGGCAGCATTGGTATACAAAGCCAAATAAAAGGTGTTTGACGAAAAGTTAAACGACCCATTTATCAAGCCTGACCGAAGGGTGTTGCAACTGTAATTTCCAGTGAACGCCATCAACGCACCCCGTTATTTTGCGGCAATGGCGCTTGCCGATACTGCCCGCTACGGTACGCATCACTACGCTCCAGCCCATCACCCAAGCGCTGAGCCAATGCAAGAGCTTCTTTGTACTTGGTTTCGTACATGGTGATGATGTCCACCTCACCCTTCATGAAGATGTACGCTTCTACCAAAGACCCGTACAGCAGCACGGTGTCAAAGTTGTCACCCAGCCAAGTGCGACCATCAGCGGCAACAGTGATTGAGTCTGGGTAAAAGAAGTAGTGCAACTCTACGCTGTAGGCTGCATCAGGTGTTGGACCAAGAATAAACGAAAGCTCATCACTGTTACTGTATGACGGGCCAAACAAAGCATAGTACTTTGGGATAGCGGTGTCAGTAGGCAATGGATATGCCTGACGAATGTAGTTAACATCCTTGTTCAGCAGATACTCATACGAGCCGTCTGCGGCAATCACTGCCATTGAATACGTTGCCAAGAAGTCGGATGGGCAAGCCAAGTACTTATTACTTATGGTTGTAAATCCAGTTACGTTTTTCCGCAACGATGGAAACTGAACAGAGTTGTATATACGTTGTTCAGCCTGCGTGATAAAAGTATTGATCTGTGTCGTTGCGGACACAGTACTCCCACTCGCAAGATACACATCGGGAAACTGGTTCTCGGTGTAGCTCTGAATTGTGTTGTACAACTCTAAATATGTCATCCCATCGGCCCTCTAGACATAACGCCTTTAGTAGCTGCACCAGTGCCGCGCATTTTGATACCAGTTGTTTTGACATCATCACGGGCTGGGTTACCGGCGCTCACACGACCACTACCACTTGATGGCGTAACTTGATCTGCGCTCAAAGTGTTTGGATCTACACGCTTTGACATTTTTAAAACGTTGCCAGACATATCATGTGGCACGGCATAAGTGGCGGCATCGCCAACTTCTTTGCCCATCATTTTTTTACTAAATTTGCCCATATTAGCCTCCACGCTGATTCATTGCACGAGACATGCCCCGACCAAACTTCTTGCGATCCAAACTGGTAGGGCCGCCCTTCTTCATGCCTTTGGCGTGCATACGACCTTCATGGCCTTTAACAGCCTTGTTGGCTTCGGTGTCGGCAATTGCCTTGACTTGTTTCTTGTCCATATCTGCTCCTAAGTTACGCTTACCGATACTGTACCCAATTCCACAGCTAAAACCAAGTTATTTGGCGTTAGATCCACATCAAAAAACCGTGACCCACCAACAGGATTCCAGCCCCACTGGAAGATTCTACTGCCGCCCTCTGGCGTACCCAACCCAGTTTGACCCGTTCCACCGCTTATATTGGTCTGCAATCCACTGGTTCCAGAAAGTGTATAGCTGACATCAGGCCGCGGCTCCCGCACAGCTTGCGGGTCATTCACCGGGTACATACCAATCTGAAGCTGCGGTTGATCCTCTTCCCAGCACTCAGGACAAACCTTAATTGCAACCTGCTTTGTCTTGATGGTCAGTTTTCTAAGCTCTTTAAGCTTGTACCGCTGACCGCACCGATCACACTCAGCAATTGCATATTTGCCTGAAGCAAACTGATTAGGCATAGAACATGTTCCTTGGAACGTATCTATCTGCCGACTTATCCCTATCTTCCTGTGCCGCCAACATCCATTGCTGTTCGTATTCCGCCTTTAACCACTCCATCCGAACTTCTGCCCCAGGCAGCTTTTGGGATAGATAGAAAGCCAATCCAGCCACCATGCAAGGGATAAGACGGAAAGGAATATCCTGCACGTTCACACCGCTGCCGGCATCTTGCATACGGCGCATACGGTAATAAACCAAGGTGTACTGGTTTCCAGGCGCAGACGGCGCAGGGTACAAGTTTAGGGACGAAAGGTTGTTGCTATAGATGGCCGCTCCAGCGGTATGAGCCGCAGCAGTCGTGTTATTTTGACCGCGGAAACAGTATTGCAACTCATTGCCAACAATGTTTTGATAGGAAATGGTTTCAGTGCCAATGTTGATAAAGCCTGATGTAGTCAATGCAGACGGGTTTGCAACCGTGATAGTCGTGTCAGTAGATGTAATAGTTGCCGATAAAGTAGCCGTTGTCAGGTTTGTCTGCCCAGTCTGGCGATTTACCCACACCTGTACAGGACGGCCCGAGGCATATTTATTTGGGATAGTGATGTATGTTGGCTCAGAAATGCGCGAAAGATTCAAGTCAGACTGAGTGGTGCCGGTGCCAGTACGGGTCACCATGTCCAGCATATCAATTGTGTCATTTGGGATGGGGTACTGAATCTGGTTGGTATTAAGAACAATCTGCCCTTGCTCAATTGTCCACAGGTTAATACCCCGATTTGCCCACTCAATAGTAAGCATATTCAGGCTACGGCGTGCCGTCCTAAAGTTATACCCCGTGCGCAACTCTTGTCCGCAACGCTCAAACGCATCCTCAATGAGGTCGTTTAGGTCAAGATTGAATGTTGCTGTTCCAGATGTATTGGCCATTATTCAACCTTACCACCGTTGTTGTAGCCTAAACCTTGCCCATATGAAGGGCTACCAGAACCAAAATCAGGCATGTTCATATATGGATCATAGCTGTTGTTAGAATTAAAACCACCGCCTCCATATCCGCCACCAAAACCACCACCAAGTCCAAGCCCGCCAAGAAGTCCAGCTAAACCACTGTTTTGTGATTGCCGAAATCCGCCATAACCACCGCGGCCTCTAGGCTGATACTGCTGGTTCTGTTGCTGTGGCTGATACTGCTGCTGATACGTTTGCATTTTTTTCTGCAAATCTTGCATTTGGGTTTGGTAACCCTGCCACTCAGGGTTCTGCTGCCAAGATGATTGTTGCTGTGGAAACGGCTGCTGCTCCTGCGGACTACGCATTCTGTTGTCTTGGTAATTTCCAGGCAGTTGTGCAGGAAGCGCAACGTCCGCTGCATACGCATTGCCCGCAGGTGCGGTAGGAGCATACGCAGACGTAGGAGATCCTTGGGGCACGTTATTTTGCACAGCCTGCCCTATTTGCCCCATAATTGGTTGTCCGCCACCGCCCATTATTTACTCCTTGATGCTCTCATGTTGTCAACGAGGTTGGGATAAGGACGCCCGGACTTCTTGGCCATCGCTTTAGCAAAAGCCTTTTGAGCAAGACTTAGCTTCTTATGCTTTTTGGCAGGGTTGGGTTTATCCCACACTTCCCCGCCTTTGGCATATTGAGTAAAGTCAGTGTCATCACGGCGCGCTTTCTTCACGCCGCTAGGCATTTTGGAAGGGCTGATATCACCCATGCCGCGACTGGCTCTCATTAGATGATCCTGCCTTTTGTCTTACCACGCACCGCGCAACCATCTGCTCTTTTGGAGGCAGAACTCACTTTACCGCCCGCCTTCATCCCATCGGTAGGAGTTGTGCGCGCACCTTCATACAGCTTTTCAAGCGTGCCTTGCATAGCATCATCTTTGGCTTCTTGAACCATAGCCTGCTGACGCGCCCTGCTTTCAGGCGTAACCACATCATCAATGGTAACGCCGGGCCGGCGAGGTTTGTAGTTACGCATACCCCGAGCGGTGCTGGAAGTTGTGTTCATAGTGGCCATAATTTTTCCTTAAACCAAACGACCGCGAGTTTTACCCCGTTGGGCAATACCATCGCCTCGTTTTGAAGCAGAACTGGCAACGTTGCCACCCTTTTTCATGCCAATGTCGCTAATGTCCCGCTCAGGCATCATGCTTTTGAAAGGCATGGGCTCATAGGTTGCCCCTTCAGTCATCTTTGGAGCACGGCCAGGGGGCGTATAACGCGGCTTGTAGCCCTTCATAGCCTCATCCATGTCAGCGGTTGCATAGTCCCGTTCAGCAGATGCTTTGGCTTGTGCAATCTTGGCCTTAGCCAGATCAGATGTATCATCACCGGCAGCGCGCAATGAACGGCCCAAGGCAACAACCATGTCGCTTTTCTTACGCATGCCTGCATCACGCTTTTCTTTCGTTGCGCCAGCATCTTCTTCAGCCAAACGGGTGTTGTACTGCTTGCCATTGAACGTAAATTCTTTGTCGCCCGCATCTCTAGCGGCACGGAAAGCTTTGCCAAATGCACTTGTTGCCATGACTACTCCTTAGCGGGACATGCCGCCCTTGTTCATTTTGATCATAGTGCCTTTGGTTTTGCCCTTGGTGGCAACGCCATCACGACTTGGGGCAGCAGTCTTAACTTTGCCCATAGCAGAAGGCTTGACACCGCCGCCTTTTTTCATGCCCATCATTTCAGCTTTTTCATGCTTGATCATGGATGCGGGAGCGCCCTTCTTTTTCATGAAGGCCATCTCTTTACCAACCATTGCTTTAGATTCTTTCATGTCACCACCTCGTGAAAATGTTTTGCCTTTATCGGCGTTTGCAAACTCTTTTCCCACGGACTGTGGGACTCCTACCTTCTTGGCAAACGATGGATTGTGGGCCACCGCCTCCATGAATCTGTGTTGTTTGGCACTATGAGAGGGCACTGCGCTGCTCCTTGATAAACAAGTCAATCTTGTTTTCTAGCCTGTCCAATCTGTCCATTATTCGATTGATGTCTGTATGCAAGTCTACCTTGGTTACGTACTCTTTGGGCATCTCTTCGCGAGTTTTGTTAATCAAAATCTGAAGGCGTTTGATCTCATCGGATTTCTCTTTCAAGTTCCAACCTAACAACCCCAGAAAGGCCGTCAACACAGCGTTCCAGATAGCCATTTCCATCTCAACACTTCCAAGCCCGTAGGCTCTTGTTAATACGTGAATCCGGGTCTTTGGCTGTCTTGGGACTGGTCAGCTTTTTCTTCATGCCTTCCATCCGGGCGCAAAAAGAGTCTCGCCTGCTGCCGCCCTCTGGCTGTGGAGGTTTTAGGTTCATCCCTTGCTTTTTCGCAGAGGCTCGGCCCTTGGCGTTGAGTCCGCCTTTGGGGTTCTTGCCTTCCTTGCGTTGCCATGCTGGTGATTTAGCCATTTACCACTTCCAGCCGTGACCGTCTTATCCCCTCTAGCAAAGGAACAACAACCTCATCACGGAAATTGTTTGTGAATGTCTCACTGCCAATGTGCGGCAAGCTGATATCTACATCAATGTAGACCTTAAATCCCATCTCAGTTGCGCGATCACAGAACAAATAGTCTTCGCCAACATACCTGTCATCCACAATGGCAAAGTCAAAGATGGCCGAGACTTTGTTCCCAGTCACATTGTTTGTGTAAGACCACTCAGGATGGGCTGCAATCATCTCTTCAATCACATGACGGCGAATGAGCATGAACCCGGTTCCAACACGTTTGACACGCATTAAAGAACCATCAAACTCCAGGTTCTCATTCTCATCCCAGTACAGGTCTGTAAAGAACTTCTTGTCACGCGCCCTGCGTGGGTAAGCACCAGCAGAGATGTCTTTTGATCCACCTTGAGCCAGTAGGCGCAAAATGTTTTCGGGCGTTACAACTACATCAGCATCAATAAACAACAAGTCCGTACAGTCAGTCTTTAAAAACTCAGCCACCAATGAGTTACGAGCTAACGTAATGATGGAGCAGTTTGAAATATCTGAAAGCGTAACGGCAACACCAAGCCGCATAGCTTCTGGCATCAACTGAGCCAAGGCATACGCAGTCTTGATATTGACCTTTCCGTCATAGCATGGAATGCCTATGAACAACTTACGGCCCAACAGGCTTGTTTGCTTTACTTCAGCCATAGTAAATATTGCACGTAGATACGTTGGACAAATAGGCGTAGATACCGTTAGCCACTAATACGCCATCTTCAGGAATAAGAGGGGCATTGTTAAAAGTATCAGAAGCAGCCACATCATAGGTCAGCAGCCATTTGCTTGAGTACACCATCGCTGCACCAGCAGTGATAGACCCTGAATTAATGTCTGTGACTGTGAAAGTGCTTGAGGTTAAAACAGTAACAGTGTAGTTACCATTTGTAGCTGTGCCACCCGTTCCTGCGGCAAAGTCAATACCAATCGTGTCGCCGGTTGTAAACCCATGTGCAGTTTGCGTCACTGTTACCAGTGTGCCTGCACGCCCATAAGTTCCCGTTGTTACAGGGGCGGTTGTTGTATCAAACAAAGCCAAAAAACCAGCAGTTGAAGTGCCAGTGAAGGAGATGCCTCTAATACGGTTTCGCCCAAGCACCAAAAAGCCACTACCATTTAGATGCGCTTGTTTTACAGGTGTTTGATTCATAATTAATCCTTTAAAAAGCGGGGGCCGAAGCCCCCAAGATCAATTAAGAAGTGGCAAACGGGGTTGCAACAGTGCCAGAACCCAACACAGTGCCAGTGACCATGTACTTCAGTGCGGCAACAGCAACAATCTGGACAAAAGTTCCAGCAACACCACCAGTGGTAGTGCCGTTCAAGTTGATGAAGTCATCACTCGCGCCAGCGGTAAACCCTACAGCGGCACCAGAGGTATCGGTGTCAATAGACAGCACAGCGCCAACATATCTGTCAGTACCGTCAGTAGCAATTTTTAACGAGCTAGTGGAGATGGTGGTGGGAACCCAGATCGTGTAGACAACGCCTTCGTTGTTCAACGTATTGGGGTCTTGACCAGGACCGGAAGTAATGGGATTGGTAGAAGTGTTAATGGTTGGCAGGGTCAGCGTAAGTGCTGCGGCCAATGATCCACCAATGCTAATAATGCGACCACCGTGAGCTTCGGGACTCAAAGTGGTACTAGCTGTGATTTCAACAACAGCGGCTGGGCCTTGTTGATAAATGCCACCCAATGAACGAACTGGGCCTTGAAACGTACTACGTGCCATGATTTTTACTCCATGCGTTAAAGCGTATCAATCTTGCATGACAGTCAGCCGGGACTGTTTGATACGCCGGGAATCCCGGTTTAGAAGCAATATACACCAAAAGAAAAGGGGGCACAAGGCCCCCCTTTTATTAGGCTCCTTGAGAGCCGTACATGCCCAGAGGGTCAGACCAGCCGAAGCTGTAACGCTCACGAGACTTGTAACGCACGTTGCCGGTGTCGAAGTCGCCGTCCATGCTGTTAGACAGCGGAGTACGGACAAAGTGCTTCATACCGTTGGGTACGTCAGTGGTCAGGAACCAAGCGTTGGTGTCGGTCAAGAAGTGGTTAATGCAATATCCATCAGGAATAGAGCCATTGTTCTTGATCGCGTTCACATCGTTGTCAGTGGTGCCGACGCGGAGTTCGGTTTCCAACAGACGGGTTGCAACGAATTGCAACTGAGGAGGAACGACCAATTTCTTGGGCTTAGCTGCGATCAACAAGCCACGCTCATCCGTCCACAAACTAATTTGAATAACTGCGTTTTCCAACGAAGTCTCATTCAAGTCAGCAGCGGTCGTAGGAATGTTGCTGTTGGTGCCGCCAGAAACCAGCGGGTGGCTGGCGCTAAACAATGCAACACCATCACCGCCGGTATAGGACGATGAGAAGCCATTGTTCAACACGGCAGCAGCTTTAACCTGCTTGGTGTAGGCCATAGCACGAGCCAAAGCTTTGGTGTAACGAGCAGACAGGCTGTCGTACAGGTTGTCCTCGATGGCCTCTTCGGTCAGCGAGAAACCCAAAGCAATGGTTTCGTGGGTGTAGCGGGCAGTCCAAGCTTCTTGACCATTGTCATATGCAATGGCGGAGCCTTCGTTCTTCACCGGGGCGGCGTTGAATCCAGACAGCTTGGTTTCCTCTTCGAAAGAACGCTCAGAAGTCTCAGTCTCATAGATTTCTTTGTGTTCTTGCCCGTACTGTGCATACTCCAAACCGAACAAAGCGTTCAAGCCTGGGAGCAGCTCTTTCAATAGTTGTGCGCGTGAAATTGCCATTTTATATTACTCCTTAAACGCCAGTGGTACTGGTGTACTGGTGCAAGTTGAACTTGACCAAAAATTCGAAATAAGTCGTGGCAGCTACACCAGCGGGGCCGGTAGCAGTATCAGGCACAACATCGATTACGCGAACTGGCAGCGTATTGGTAGTAGCGGCTGAAGTGCCGTCAATACCGTAGTACGAATCACCAGTAGCAGTCGAACCCGTAGCAACAGAAATTGCCACGTTAGAGCCAACAATCGCTCGGGTGAACGCATTGGGGACAGTGGTTTGACCATTGGTTGCAACAACCCGGAAGATTGCATTGGGATCATCCACAACATAGCCAAAAGCCATGGCGGTGGAAGTCGATTGCAGAGCCGGGTAATACTGACCTTGAACGGTTTGACCGCTTGAGTTCACGTACTGGCAACCAACCAACACACCAACGTTAGTACCAGTATCAGTGGTACTGCCAGCAACCAGATAACCACTGGTGTCAACTTTGACGGTGTCACCATTGAGGATAGCAGTTGCGTAGGCTGGTGCTACGGGGATTTGACGGATCGCTCCGGCGTAAGGTAGTCCATCCAATCGGTTGATTGGTTTGAATCCATACGTCTTGCTGACGGTGGGATAAGCCATTTTAAAGCTCCAAAAAGATTATGAAGGTCTTCCAGAAGATACCGTGGTTTTGCCTTCTTTGAAGATAGGCATCCGGGCATCGCTCTGACGCATCAAATTGTTATCTACAGCCCTTGTCTGCGCGTCTGTTTGCTTTTGGAAATGTGCATTTCGCTGGGCAACAAAATCAGTAGGAGTCTTGCAAAGTAACAATCCGCCGATTTCAATGTTGTCTTTGTATCGACTAGTTGGATCGACTAGCAGTCTGAATTTGGGTTGCTCCTCAATACGAACCGGCTCCCAACCTTCGCGGATTTTGGCCGAAAAGTTACGCGGGTCTGGTTGATTTAAGTTTGCAACACGAATCCAACGGTAATTGAAGCCAGCCTCTTTGTCAGGCTCAGGGAGTAATTCCGCTTGCGACCACTGCTGGGGACGCTCGTAGAACTCTCGGGTATCAATTTCACGGGGTGTTCGGGTATTAGCCATTTTGGTTCTCCAGTTTTTTCAATTCAATTGCGTATTGTTCAGGTGTTAAGCCCAACTTTTTTGCTAAGTTAAGCTGGCTCGTTCTTAGCTTCACTTTGTTTGAAGCCGTAGATCTCATTGCCGGTGCGACCACACTAGGTGCTCTCTTTGCCTGACCCTCCGTTATTGACTGATTTTCAACTGGCTCCCCAAAAACTTCAGGGAAACGTTTCCGCATTGTTTTGTCCAATGCTTTGTAGTACTCCGCAGAACCAACCTCAACCCCATTGTCTCTAAGTTCTTCGTGAAGACCAAGAGCAAATGCACTCATTCCTTTATTAGTGCCAAACCAAGGATTGCGCTTTTGCCACGCTTTTGCCGTTGGATCTGGCTCAGGAACATCCTGCACTTGAGCGGGTTGATACTGCTCAGGAATGGTTTGTACCTCATTTTGCTGCTCTTGTAAAGCAGGCATTTTGAAGTTTTTGGCCTGCATAAGGCGCATATTAGCCTCTTGCATGGCTTGCTGGGCGTCCATTTGCTTGTCCACATCGCCTGATTCATAGGCTTCGCGGTAGGCTTTTTTGGCCATTTCAAGCTGTAAAGACGCCGTATTTTGGATAGATTGAACGTATTCTTTCTCGCCGGCCTGCAAAACTCCACGGATTTTCTTGTTTTCATCCATTAAACGCCGGGCTAAAGTGACAGCTTCATGCTGTTCCCGTAGGGCAGACTCCTTTTCCCTGCGTTCGTCGTGGTAAACCTTCCGCATTTGAAGAATTTTTGCCTTGACATCATCATCATAAGCCTCTAATTCGTCTTTTTCCAGCTTTTCAACGATCTCCTTGGGCATTGGCTTGCGATTTCTGTCCTCCGCCGGGGTATCGTCTTCAATTTCTATCTCAATCTCAGTCGATTCTTCCTCATTCTTAGGTTTATTTTGATCAACCTCGTCAGGGAATTTGAATTCAGTTTCGTCCATTTTGTGGGACTCCTATTAGTTAGCGCGTTTGATGCCGCGGGGATCTTGAACCACAGCTTCCACAGAATCATCGTTGATCATGCGGAACTCTTTACCGTGAATAAGCAATCTGGTGCCCGCGTGTGGACGGACAATCACAAAATCACCTTGTTTACACCACGGGCCGCTTGGAAAACGGGTCGCATCTTTGTAGCAATCAGGCCCAACTTCAACTACAAATAGAACTGTTGCCAGCTTTTCTTCGTAGTTAACTGTTTCCCCTGCTTTAATGATGCCGCTGTCGTATTCTTTGTCCACTTCTGGGATGGCACAAAGGATTCGATAGCCAGATGGCTTAGGCAGTTGCCTAGCTTTTTCTTCCGCTGTGGCCTCGTATTGATAAGAACCAACAACTTCAGGACGATCGGGGTTTGTGCCGATCAAAATTTCATTCATCCATTTTCTCCAAGGTTTGCTTCAGGTCTAATGTGTATCCCCTCGCGGTCAGCAGACCCTTAATCTCACCGCAAAGTCTTTTGTATTCCTCAAATGTTTCGGCTCTTCCTTCTGACAGAAAATCCTTCAGTTGAGAAACTTTATCGTCTGTTTGTTTGACGATTACATCTAACGCATCCATTAATCACCTTTTTGTTTGGGTTTTGTAAACGCTGCCTTCAATCCATCGGCCAAGAGTTTTTTATTGGTCATTTCTTTTTCATGCGTTTTGTCCGTAGAATTTTTTAAGAAATCAACGCCAATCTTTACAACTTCCATTTTTCGTTCATTTTGTATGTTGAGAGCGGTCTTCACCTTATCGTTTTGAATGCGCTTCTCTTCAATTTCTTTTTGCGTTTGTATCCGCATAGACTCAATTTGCTGCTGGTTCTGTTTAAGTTTAATATCTGCCGCATCCTTAACCGTTTTTCGCTGTTGCTCCGCTTGCTTAATCTGCAACTCTTGTTGTTGCATTTGAACAATAGGATCTTGAGCTTGCTGTTGAGCTTGTTGTTGTGCAGCTTGTGATTGGTTCTGAGCCAACAAACGTTGAGCCGCTTGTGCCAGCATTGGAGCCAACCTAGCTTCAACTTCTGGAGACATATGAACTTCCTCGCCAGACTCATCCATCTGCGGCGGCAGGTTCATGCCAAGTTGCAATTCAATCTGCTTCCTGTATTCAAATCCCAGGTGTTCATTGATATGACTCATCATCGCGGCCTGCAACTGCTGAGCCATTGGGTTTCCCTGTAGCAACTGCATGATCTTTGGATCTTGCAAAGCAGACATATGAACCGTAATGTGCGCTTGGTGATCTTGATACAAGAATGCCTTAACAGGCTTCATCATCAAGATGTTTTGGTTCTCACTGACAGGATCTTCTGGCTTGCGGTCATCGTCCATCGGTATAAGTTTCTGAGCATTCTTAATGCCCATCACTTCCAACATTTGACGATGCAACAGTGGCATGTTGTACATCTGTGGCGCGCCTTGGGCCAACTGCAACACAGCTTGATACTGCACAATCTTTTGCGCCATCGTTGACGCATTAGGATCGCTGACAGGGATAACATCAACCTTGTCGTAATCAGATTTCTTAGCCGAGGGTGTGCCTTCTTCGGGAACATAATCATAGTCATCAGGCGTGTAATCACGAATGATGTCTTTAATCAAGCCCAACTCTTCTTTCATTGCAAAGTGAATGCGCGCCTGAACAGCGGACATCACTTTAAGAGTCTGTTCCAAAAGAGCCAGCGTCGTACCAACAGGTGCGTTGGCAGACATATCGCTAACATTCAAATCAGCCGTATTTGCAAACCGGCGACCATCTTCAATGATCTGTTGCAACAACTGATACAAAGTCTGACTTGGTTCTTTGTAAGGCAAGGTCATCAAGTTATCTTTGATGCTGCCACTAGGAACGTCCACATCCCTAAACTCACCTGGAGCAATAGGTGTATCGTCACCTTTCACTCTCAGCCCGCGGGTTTTAAATCCACCCGGCAAGTTAGATAGCGTGCCCGCATCAACCAACTGGCGCAACAATGAAGTGCCCGATTTGGCAAAGGCTCCAATCAAATGGATCAATCCAAAAGCATAGAAACCAAACCCAGGTATATACGGGTAGTGAACAAAGTGCGTTCTCTTATGGCACTTCTTATCTTCCTGTTTCCAATTCCGGCGGATAGCTAACACATTGCCGCTGCTCTTATCAATCGTTACGATATAAGGCAACGCCAGTCCAGTTTCTTCGCCGTCTTCCTTGTGTTCAAACCCCTTGATATCAAGGTCAACATTCATCTCAAGAATCTTGAACCGATCATCTGATGTAGCTCTAAAGCCCATCTTCTCAGCAATCTTTTTCTCAACCTCATCCAATGCAGTCTCTGGCGTGCCTAGATCAATATCTCTCCAAAACCCTGCAACCTGCAATCGCTTAACTTCATTCTCTGTCTTACGCATAACGTGCGTAATACGCGGCGCAGACTGCAAATTACTCGCGCCATAAGGCACAACCAAATCTTCTGCCGGCACAAATATAGAAGCCTCTCTCTCAAGATACGGGTCATAGTAGATCTTCTTGAAAGCATTACCAGCTAGGCCCAAGCCCCACAACATACGCTCATGCTCAGGCCGGTACTCTTTATTCTTTACCGTCAATCGGTAATTCATATCTGCCGCCACACGCATGGACGCATCTTTAGTCTCTGGCGTTTCCTTGCCAATGATCTGCGTCTTTACAGGGCCAGCCGCTGGAAACGTAGACATAATTGCGTCCGACTGAAAACGCACCAACGCCTCAGATAAGAGCGGGTGATACACACCACAAGCTCCCTCCCACGGCTCACTGCGTTCCTCAATCTTCAATCCCAACAACTCCAAACCATCTACATAGGTTTGTAGCCAGTCCTTACGTGAGGATATGTCTTCTTCAAACTCGCCCAACAACTCACCAGACAACTCTTCTAAATAGCCTTCATCCAAATGCTCGGCCAAGTTAGCATCAAACTCGTCCCCGCCTTCATCTTCTTTACCAATCAAAATCTCCAGCCCGTCCATTCCAATTGTTACAGACTCCGGGTCTTCAATCTCAATCTCAATTTCAGGCGGCCCCTCTTCTAGAGCCTCAATACCTAAAGGTGCTTGATACAGAGATTTGTCCATGTTTGTGGCCATTGGTGTTCCTTAATAGTATGCGTAGGATCTACGCGATCTTGGCTCGTCTTTTTCATCGGTATCTAACCGCAAAAACCCGCCCTGCCGAAATCGAATCAATGCTTGGGTGCTTGAGTCCACCAAGTCATCATGTGATGAGTTTGGAAATGATGCCATCTGTTCAATTACTTCATAAGCCCACTTCTTATCAGGTGCCCACACTTTACCCGATTTGAATAGATCAGTCACGGAATTCAACCGCACAAACTTATCATTCCCCCGTGTAGGTGTGAACTCAGATACAGATATACCCATTCTCCTCAACTCAAAGATCAACGGAGATCCAGCCGCCTTAGCCTCCACAATAAAAGCATCCGGCTCCCACTCATGGTACAACTCCTGAGCCTTAGCCTTTAATTCAGGAAATTCCATCCTCTCCTGAAACGCATCCAGCAAAATTACATTTACATCATTCGGGTCTTCGTTCATATAGAACACCCCCCAGGTCGTACAGGCCGAATAGTCACTCCGCTCATTCTTAGTAAAAGCCGTGTCCCAACTCTGTATCAAAAACTCACAAGCCGGCGGTCTTTCCTTATCCCATACCTTCCACCACTCCCTCTTAACAATAGCACCCTCTTCCCCCGTCGGCTTTTGCTGGTACTGAGCATTCCACTTCCCAGCCGGCAACTCCTCCTTCAAAGCCGCCAACTCGTCCAAACTCCAAAACTCAGGCCACAACGGCTTACCCGACGGCAATATCGCAGGCAACTCAATCAAATCCCACTGTTCCCCCGTCTGCCTCTGGATCGCATCCTTCAATACCCGACCCGTCAAATCTCCATCCGCCCACCGAGTCATCACAATAACAATCGTCCCGCCCGGCTGTAAACGCTGCCGTGGCCCAGACGTATACCACTCATACACCTTCTGGTAAACATCCGCGTTATGTGCCGCCGCCGCAGCCTCCTGCTCACTGTGCGGATCATCAATAATTAAAAGGTCAGCACCCTTACCTGTTACTGTACCCCCCACACCAATAGCAAAATATTCCCCCCCTTCGTTAGTAGCCCACCGGCCAGCAGCCTTACTATCCTGCCTCAAATGCACCCCAGGAAATACCCGCGCATAAGCCTCACTACCAACCAAGTTCCTAACCTTGCGCCCAAACCCCACAGCCAGTTCCGCCGTGTTCGAACACTGAATCACCTTCTTCTTAGGAAATTTCCCCAAGTACCAAGACGGCAACAAATAAGAAGCAAACTCCGACTTCGTATGCCGCGGTGGCATGTTAATAATCACACGTTTTATCTTCCCACTAGCCACATCCTCAAACTTCTTGGCCATCAAAGCATGATGCCGGCCATGTATAAACCCAGGCCACATCATCCCAACATAGTCCATAAAAGTACCCTGCGCCTTCTCCCTCTCCACCGCCGCTTGGTAAACCTTTATCTCCTCTATCAACTTCTCATACTGAGCCGGATCTAACCCACTCAGCATCTCCTCCAATGAATCACTCATTCAACTTTCCTAAAGTTAATGTACACAGGCCGGATCGTCCTACCCCTATTCTTCAATCTCTTCAATACCCCCAACTCCACCAGCCGATCCACCAATCTCGCAGTGTTTCCAATCCCACCCTTACCCCTCATATCCATAATATCCCTCAACGACGGACTACTGTGAAACCTCTTCCACCACTCATCCACAATCACAAATACCTCCCTCTGAGCCGGACTCATATTTACCCCCAAACATTCCTCAAAACTAGTCCTACGCCGCGGTGACATCGCCCGATTAATTAAAATCTGCCTGGCAACGTTGCCACCCTGCGTTTTCATGTTACTTAAAAGTTCCAAAAATATACCCCCCACTAGTTCATTCTGTTTTGTTTAGGGGGGTGTTTTCTGTAGATTTCCACTGGGCGTCAGGAATCTGTAAGTTAGGGGGAGGGGGGTCAGATTCTAGAAGTGATTCAGTGTGTGGAATAGTATGTAAGGGTTGAGTGGGACTCCAAACGGGATTCGGGGCGGTGGGGGTCGCTTCCTCGGTTGCCATCAAATCGTCTTGGGATAGGGTCAACTCTTTGATCAGCGCGTTAGCATCGCGCGCCGTTGCGTCCGTTGCTGTGCTGGTCATCAGGGTTCGAAGCTTTGCCAATAGCTCGGTCTTAGCGTCACCACTTGATTTAATCGTGTGCACTTCGCGCCGCTCTGTGAAAGCCGCAACCTCTGTAACAGTGCCCAGCACCTTAGCCGCTTGCACCTTGGTGGCATGCTTTGCATCCGGGTCGATGACCACTTGAACCAGAGAATGGATCACAAGGTCCCTCAATTGCTGGGGCGTGTGATATTCCGCCGCCTGATTAGCCAACCTGAAGGCTTCGATGGTCGCCTTTATTCCATCATGTTTTTTAAGTGCATATGCATGATTACCCGCGGTCTTGGGTTTCCCCTTGGACTTATAAGCCTCCCGGTAAGCGCTGGCACCAGTAGCACCATCCGCCACTAAACGAGCAAACTGTTTTTGCTTATGGGTAAGCTCTCCCGGAACGCTTAGTATCCTATCCATTGGGATAGTATCCAATGCTTCGCGCACTTGCTTTCGATTCATAGCCATAACTGCCCCGCTTCGCTATTGTTTACCCGCGCCCATTATAGGAACAAACCGGGAAACTGTCACCTATGCGACACGGCAGCGGTTTTGTGTCACCTAGGCGACAGGCCTGGCAGGGTTTACATGAGAGTATCCAGCCCATGGGACGCACCCATAGACTGACCCAGTAAAGGGTAAACAACAGAGGAAACCATGAACAAATCGACTCTAAACAAAGCACAACGCAGGGATATAGACACCCTACACAGAACGATTCACTTCGGTGCTAATCATGCCGCCCGAGTGTTATCAGTACTGCACCGCTCCGCGCCAAAGAAAAGCCAGCAAGCCGAAATATTGGCCCTTGCTATCAGCTTAGGGGTTAACACAAATCCAGAATTCATCATCTCCGACACTTTTGCAACCATTTGAAATGGCCACACCATGAAAACCCAACGAATGAAATTTCACACCGACCCCGGCCATGGCTGGCTTGAAGTCAGCCGCGCCGACCTTGACGCCTTGGGCATCACTTCAAAGATCACACCCTACAGCTTTCAAAAGGCCGACCGGGTCTACCTTGAAGAAGACATAGACGCCGGGTTATACATGGAAACGGCCCGAGCCGCCGGGTATCGCCTGACCCTTGATTCAAACCACCACAGCAACGACTATTCCCCGATTCGCGACTTTCCCCGCTTTGCACCATGAAAGACCAAACCATGAACCAATTATTCTCACCCGATGAACTTGCCGACATTGTCGATACGCTCGCAGACATCCGCGCCAAAATTGCCGACCTTAAAACAAGCGAAGACACCTATAAAGCCGCACTAATCGCCGCTGAAGTCCAAGCCGTAGACGGAACCCTACACCGCGCCACAGTAAGCGAAACCTACAGAACCGCCACCGACTGGCAAGCAATCGCCCGAAAGCTTGAACCATCCGCCCAGCTTATCCGCGCCCACACCACCACCGCCACAGAGCCCACCTACACAGTCCGGGTAACCGCACGGAAAGCCACAGCATGAAACCGCAAATTATGGTTATCGTCCGCAAGGTTTACGGAAACCCTGTCATTTATCCCGCTTGCGATCAATCGCGCACTTTCGCCCAGCTTGCCGGGACAAAAACGCTCACCCTTCAAAGCTTGAAAAAAATCAAAGCCTTAGGTTATGAAATCAGCGAAAAACTCGACCCCTCACCCCTTGACGCATTGAAGGCCACACCATGAAAAACAAACCATTGGGATTTATTGCCTACGAAGGCCCGAGCCGCATCGATGGCGCGCCCATCGTTGTCATTGTCACCGCCTTGAAATCTAGCGACAACGACAAAACCGGGAATTTAGCGCAAAGCTTTATTCTCTGCGCTGATGTTGACCCGGTAACCGCCGCCAATACTGGCAACGATGCCACGATATGCGGACAATGCCGGCACCGGCCCGCCCTTGCCAAGGAATCGGGCGCGCCGGTTTGCTATGTGAACAAAGGACACGCGCCCCTGCAAGTATTCAAAGCATACAAACGCGGACGCTATACCAAAGCCACGCCCCGGACAATCGCCCGCGCCCTTACCGGGTTAAAGCTTCGAATCGGCACTTATGGCGACCCCGCCGCCGCCCCGGTGGGGCTTTGGGAAGCACTCACCCAGCACACCGATGACCACACAGGTTATACCCACCAATGGAAAGAAAAGGGTTTCGACCATGCACGATGGTCCCGCCTTGCTATGGCATCTGCCGACAGCTTAGACGATGCCGCCCTTGCCAATTTGCACGGAATGCGCGCTTTCCGGGTTTCTATCGGCCCGGACAGGCAAACCGCTGAAACCATTTGCCCAGCCAGCACCGAGGCAGGAAAGCGCACCCAATGCGCGGACTGTATGTTATGCGCCGGGACAAGCAAAACCGCCCGAGACATAGTTATCCAAGACCACGGCCCCGGATATCAACGCCGGGTAATCGCAATTGCAACCGCTTAAAGGTAAAACCATGCTAAAGATGATGACCGCCCGCTATCCGGGCAAATGTAGCCGCACAGGGGCCCCGATCTATCCGGGCGACTCAATAGCTTATGACACCGGCACCCGCCGCGCTTGGTTACCCGAGCATGACGATATAAGCCCACCGCCCCCGCGAAATTATGTTAGCCACGTTTTTAATTTCAGCGGGCAGGAATACTACAGAAACAAAGCCGGACGATGCGAAGACGCGCCCTGTTGCGGTTGCTGCACCATTTAAACCGACTCAATTTAAACCCCCAGGCGCGCCCCCCGCGCCCTTTTTTAAGGACATAAAACCATGCACAACACCAAAGAAAAAAACGAGGCTTTCCGCCAAGCATTTGACGCAACTAATGCGAGATGGAAAGCTTCAACAATGAACGAAGACCAAACCCCAAACCATGCCAGCACCCCCGCCCAGATTGTCGAATACTACGATAGCCACCTAAATTTAACGCTCCGCGAATTGTCGGGCATGACCGGGCGCACGATACCCGCGCTTAAAAAGATAATTCTCGCGGACGAAAAACAAAACAGCAGGGGCCAACAATGAACCACCCTGAAAACGACTATATCCACGCCGGGTTTCGATTTGAACGCGGGCAAATACCAGCCGCCACCCTCCGGCACATGATCGAATCGGAACGAATAGACGAACGCGCTGAGGCCCGCCGCTTGATTGAAACCGGGCGCGCTGAGGCCCGCGCCGTGTCGCCTAAGTGACTGACAACCCGGCCCGCCGGGTTTACAAACGAATTTCCAACAAAACCGAAAGGAAAACCATGCAACTTTACGCCGTGACAATCCGCGCGATTGTCGAAAAAACTATAACGCTGGCCGCTTCCGATGTAATGGAGGCGGCCAACATCGCGCACGAAGCATTCACACTCGAACCCGAGAATTCAGAAAGATACGAGCAAGACACGCTAATGGTGGAGGCCATATGAAAATTGAAATTAAAAACCTAAAACATTCAGAGTTTGCAAGCCATGAAACAAACTGTTTCGAGGCATCAGTTTATGTGGACGGCAAACGCATAGGGGTGGTGTCCAATGATGGGCAGGGTGGCTGTAATAGCTATTCGCACCCACACAAAATATGGGCACCCATTGAAGACTATGCAAAGACTTTGCCGCCAATCAAGTACACCCTGATCAAAGATGGCGTATCGACTGAGGTGGATTTGCCCATTGATATGGATTCTGTGATCGGTGATTTAGTGACCGATGCTCTGTATGCCCGCGACTTAAAACGCCAAATGTCCAGCCGCATCATGTTCATTGGTGAAGATGGGGCAATGATGGAAACCACAAAGATGGACAAGGCCACGATGACTAATTGGTTATCTAAGCCCGAACTGATGGACAAACTGAAGGCAACCAAGGTGCTTAACCTGATGCCAATGGCCGATGCAATCAAACTTTATCGTCAACAAGGAGCAAACTAACATGGGATTCTTTTCTAAAACCTGCGCCAAAACTCACCTGCCCATCATTACCGATATGAAGGGCATCCCACGCCTGTCCGAGGTCGTGGCATTGTTGCCAGATGGCCGAAAATTTGAGGGGTCATACGATGGGTATGGCCGTGTCGGCGGCGAGTCGCTTGTGGAAAACCCAGAAGGTGGGTACTTGTGGGACAAGGTAAAGCTTGTACTGAAAGACTGGTATGAGGGGGAAGACTACAAGCAATTGGGCAAATCAGGGGATGAATTAGCGCAGGGCTATTTCATGGACAAAGCATTCCTGCACTACTGTTTGTTGCACGGCCCATTCAAAAACCGCTCAGAGTACACGCGGGCATTCAAAAAATACGCTAACTGGTGAACAACATGAACACATACAAAGTACTGATTGGACGGCGCACCTACGAGGACGCATATGTAGAGATGGAGGCTGAATCTATGGACGAGGCCACACAAAAAGCCAAAGAGCAAGCGGTTGATTTAGAGCCGCATGAATGGAATATCTACGATTGCGAGTATGAAATCCATGCCGCAAATTTGTTGCCAGCAGAGGAGGAAAGCCATGATTGATACCCATTGGATGGAGGGGTCAAAGCCTATAGAGGTCAACCCCAATGATGTAACAAGTGCCCTGTGCGATATCAGAGATGTAAGGGCGGCACTCCCAGAAAGGATTTTGCACAGCCGCATCGATGATGAATCTGATTACACAGTCAACGATGCAATCAAAACAATCACCGATTTTTTGGAAGACTTAGAAAGGCAATGGCTATGATCAAAGCATCCCTTGAAACCACAAATTTCTCATTCACCGCATATGGGGAGTCTGAATCCCATGCGGTAAACGCCCTCAAGCGAGGGCTAGACCAGCACACCACAGACTATGGCTGTGACAATGGTTGGTGGCACGGATACTCAAACGATATTGTTGTTGAACACATCGATCTCAACAAAGCCTATCGTGATCACGAACTGATAAAGGTGGCGGCATGAGAGTGCTTGTAGCTTGTGAGTACTCTGGCGCGGTCAGGGACGCATTCATACGCGCTGGACACTATGCGGCGTCATGCGATCTGTTGCCCTCTGAATCGCCCCTTGGCGACCACTACCAATGTAGTGTGTTCAAAATACTAGACCATGGTTGGGACTTGATGGTGGCCCACCCACCCTGTACCTACCTATCCTCATCGGGTTTGCATTGGAACAAACGCCGCCCGGAGCGAGCGCAAATGACCAAAGATTCATTGGACTTTGTGTTTCAGTTGATGGAGGCGAACATCCCACGGATAGCTATTGAGAACCCAATTGGGTGCATCAGTACGAAAATCCGCAAGCCTGACCAGATCATCAAGCCATACCAATTTGGCCACGATGCCAGCAAGAACACTTGCCTATGGCTGAAGGGCTTGCCTTTGTTGCGGCCCACCCAGTTTGTGGAGCCTCGCTTGGTCAACGGCAAATCCCGATGGGCAAACCAAACGGACAGCGGTCAAAACAAATTGACCCCCAGCCCAGACAGGTGGAAGATTCGTAGTGAAACCTACACCGGCATAGCTAAAGCAATGGCAGAACAATGGGGTGCTGCATGAGGCGCGATTTCCCTGAGATTTGGCGCAGAAAGCAACGCTTATACCGGCAAAACCTGCCTCACAGAGTCCAGGCGGGCACGGAATTTTTGCTAATTGTGGTAATTTGCCTCATACTGGCACCTTCTTTTGTGTTTGCATGGAACCTGTGAAGCAATCAATGTTCGCCCTCTACCTCTATGAGGATGATGAAGGCAATGTAACTGTTCGGGCCGATAGCTATGGCAATGGGCCAAATATTGCCGCGCTTGGCACCGAACTGTTACATCAACTCTGCTACGCTGAATCAATTAGTGGCGGCAAACTGCTGGTGATGACTCCCATAGACCGCAGTGCGCGCATTCAATAGCTTTGCCACGCTCTGACCAAATCTAAACAAGCCCAATCTTTGATGGGTATCGTTGGCATCTTCTCCAACCTGTTCGCTCATCCAGTACGGCCATCCTATTTCTTTGGCCGCATTCTCCCCAGTTTTGCTCTCATCGTTGTCCGCGATCACATACCCGGTATCTATAGTGGAGGCCACCTTTTTCATGTTGCCCGCGCTAAAACAAACATGGATGGTGTAGCGTAGCTTCAAGCTTTTCATTGCCAGCCGCAGGGATAGGGCTGTAGCGTACCCCTCGCACAAAATGTGTGGGCCTTTGTTGTCAAAGCAGAATTCTGCATTGGAAGTGCGTTGTCCATACAGAAACTTCTTCTTTCCATCCCTGTCAATGATCTGGCACCCAACTAAATGGGAGCCAACACGCATGGGAATCACAAGAAACTGCTGGCCGTCATGCGCCCACACACAGCCTGTTTCATTCTCGAAACCCTTGGCCTTCAAGTAATCATGCTTGGCATTGATGCATTGGTTAAGAATATGAGCCGCTTTGTTAGCCGCTTCGCCTTGCATCTTGCGCCGCTCTTGCTCTGCGCGGTTGGCTAAGTCTTGGAAGTTGCGGCGTTGCCCTTCGGTGGAACCTTCGGCTTTCCAGATGGAAACCTCTGTGTCTGTGGCGTGGTTCTGAACAAAGGCGTGGTCACCCATAAACTTCACGGCCCCATTGCGTTTCTTTGGGTGGTCGGTGGTGGCGTACCTCTTCCACACGCCTAGTGGAGGGGTGTAATTGATGATGATGCCGTGGGCAGCACAGAAATTTAGAAAGTCCATGAATCTTGTGGCTTGTTGATTGAGTTGAGAGCGCTATCCAAAATATGCTTTCCCACAAAAGGGTTGACGCAGTTGCGGAGAACCTGCCGCTTGTTTTTGATGTTGCTACTGGCAACAATTTCTGATCCGGCAAAGTCAGAGATCTTGTTCTTGTGTCGTATGTCAGACTTCTCAAAGTCTTTGGGCGGCACAAAGAAGTTGGCCCAGAAATAGTGGCGTTGCATCTCAAATGTTGGCCGTATTAACGGATCGTAGTAAGGCTTGACATTCTCAATCACCCACTTGCCTTTGGCGTAGTGCTGCAGGAAAACAATCTGTGAGTACAAAGTCATGTCTGGCATGACGGGGGCAAAGCCTTTGCCAATCACGCCAACATTGTGCCTGTACTGACCATGGCTTGGGCATGGGGGACTCGCCCAGATCAAATCGTAATCGGCATAGTTCTTTTCAAGAAACATCACCGCATCACCGCAAATCACAGTATCTTGGGGATAAAGTTTTTTGTAGACATCAGCAATCTGCGTATCGAATTCAACGGCTGTTACATCATGGCCGTCCCAATGAACCCTGTTGCCACCAATGCCGGCATATAAGTTTAGGATTTTCATAGTTTCCTCTTGATGCTACGAATGTAGGCGCGCTTCTTCGCTTCGACATACTTGTTGACATCCAAACCTGGCAGAACCGGTTCGTCCGAAAGGTTGCGCGGCCACACCCCAAACTTTTCTTTGTAAGTGTGGGCTGCCCAGCCCGGAGACTTGCCTGTGTGCTGCACATACCATTGGAGTTGCGACCACCAAGACTGCTTGTTGTCCCGCGACATCATTGCCAGTTCTTCCATCTCGCCGGGTGTGACGGATACAGCGTTCTTTCTTTCCCTCACCAGTCCGCAATGGCTGCAAGTATCTGAATTGGCGGGCCACAAACTGCTACACCGCGGGCACTTCGATGCCTCCTTTGTGCTTTCAGTTGGTTCTTTCTTTGCCTTTTCTTTAGAGTCATCCAAGGCATCTACGCCGTTTTCATACACAGCCTCCCAGTCTTCGCGGAATCTCAGGTAATTGCCTGAGTGGTCAAGCCATAAGGCGAACGGCTTGTCCTCTGGATTCTCTGTGTTGAAGCGCATAACCCGGCCCATCTGTTGGATGTGGCTAGACAATGACTTGCTAAATGGCCGAGCCGATACCCCAATCATTACATCCGGGACATCAAAGCCTTTGGTAAGAATGTCTGTTGCGATCAGGCCGTGGATCTCTGTGTCGGGCTTGGCAAAATCTGCGATCACATCTTTCTTGAACTCATCATCATCCCGGTAGCTGATGGAAACAAAGTTGTATCCCTGCTCCGCAAACTTGCGCGCCAGATCGGTGCCGTGCGCTACGCCAGCACAGAAGATGATCGTCTTTCGTGGCCGGCCAAAGATTTCATGGGTCTTTTTAATCCACTCAGCAACGATATCCCCGGTGATCTGCATCCCCCGCTTGGTGGATTCAGCTTGGCTCCACTCCCCAGCCACCTTCTTTGCGCCTTCCATGTTGATTTCTTTGGCAACGAATACCTTGAGGGGGACAAGCACACCCTGATCCACCAGTTGTTTTGTAGTGATGGAGGAGACAACATTGTCGTAAATCTTGCCCAGCCCTTTGGTAAATGGAGTGGCGGTCAGGCCAATCACCCTTACATCTGGATTGTTTCTGATGAACTCGACTGTCTGTTCGCGGGTTTGATGGCACTCATCTACGATCAAGAGTTGCAAACCTGGGAAGTCGCCTCGCCGCTCTAGCGTTTGAGCCGAGCAGACTTGGATGTTTTCATATGGCCTGTACCTCCAATGGCCTGATTGAAGTACGCCGTGGGGGATGGAATACTTCTCCAGCCGTTGGCTTGTTTGGTCACACAAAACAATGCGATCTAGCAGCATAGCCGCCTTGTTGCCCTTGGTTTTGGTGGCGTTGAGAAGAGCGATGGCCATCTCTGTTTTACCTGCCCCGGTTGGGGCGTACAGGATTTGGCTGCGCTTGCCAGAGGCAAAGCCTTGGCGTAGGTTTTCCAGAATATCGGTCTGGTATTGCCGCAATTGCAATGTCATAGAAACTCCACTACCGGGACTAGCCCCCCGGCTTGGGCATGGTTATGCTGCTTTTTTGAGTTGGCGTTGGTAAGAGGCAATCTGCTTCTTGAGTTGGGCATTCTCAGATTGAAACTGATCCCGGCTGATCTTCACCGACTTCAATTCAATGGTCAAAAGCTTGATCTCTTCGCGCAAATCAGCGATGGTTTGGGCTGCCAACTCTGGGTTGGGGGCGCCTTGCGTTGCCAATTGGTCTGACAACTTCTCGTTTTCAGCAACCAAATACTCTATGGCTTCCTGTTTTTCGTCATGCACAGGCGGCTTTTCCTCTGCTTTTTCTGGTTCTTTGGTACTCTTTTCTGGATTTAGGGTGGCAACGTTGCCACTTTTGGGCTTTTTGAACGCGCTTTCAATGCCCAAAGAATCACGAACCTTGGACACAAATGTGTGGGATACATTGCAAATCTTGGCAATGTCCCTGTCCGATAAGCTGCCCCACTCAAAGTCATCAAAGATTTCTTTGACGATCCTGCGCTTGTCTTCAATGCTCAGGGGTAGGCCGTGCTTGGTGTTGGCGCTGTAGCTGTACAGGATTGCATCGCGCACAGTTCCATTGACAATATTGCACACCATGCTGGCTTTTTTGTTGGTCTTGTGGGCGTGGTATCTGTGGAAACCATCGGCCAACCAATACTCTTTACCGTCAAAAAACGCTACTGCTGGCGGGAATTCATCTCCATCCCTCATGTTCTCCGCATACTGAACCACCATCTCCTCGTGGATTTTGGTGCGCGCTTGGGTGCCTCCGTCAATACGAATGACATCGACTGGTAAAGTTTTTTTGGCTACGAAAATTGTCATGTTTACTCCTTGTTGTTGGCTAAATAGCCCATGCTGAAATACCGCCATTTGGTTTGAATGTTTACTGTCTTGTACCGCTTGCCGGCCCACTCAAAATCAAGCCCCTTGATGCTTAGGAAGTCCTCAAACTTTTGACGAGCAGCATCCAAGTCTTTGGAGCGGTCAGGTTTTTTGGATTTCATTTTCTTCCTTTACTTGTTTCATATGCCTCAGAGCATTGACTAACAGTTTTGCCTCTGACATGGCATTCAATGCCTCTTCAATTGCTCCATCCAGATCACCGTGCAACACCTTGTCGTGTGCGCTCTTTAAAGCCTTCTCCGCCATCATGCATGGGTATGCATAGTCAATCATCATTTCTCCTTTGTAGGTTGTCATTACATTGATGCTCATTTGCCACTCTCCTGTTTATGAAATAAAGATTGCATAGGGTACATCTCCACACTTCGCTACTTGTCACCTTGGTGCGATCACCAGACTCGCGGGTCTGCCATGTGCGTACAAGCTCAATCATGCGGCCTCTTTTTCTTTGCGCGCATCAACGCAAGGTTTGCACACGTACTTTTTAAACCCGGGCTTGATGGTGAGTACACATCCCTGTTGCGGGCGTGATGTTTTTTGGCAAGCCCAACAAAGTTGTCCGTTCTGGTGCATCCAAACATGCTCTTCCCGCATGGTTTTTGCAACGCTGCCCGCCTGTGCCAGCATGTTGAATCCAGTATTACCTTTGCCTTTGTGGCTTTCCCATTTACTCATTTGCGCCCCTGTGCCAAGATTGTGCAGATGGCAATCTCTGAGTGGCTGATGCCATTCAAGGCGCAGGCGGTCACCATGGGATCAGCGCCGTTGCTCACGGCCTTGTCCCACTTGTCTTGCCTACCGTGAGCATTGATCGTGACGCACACCATCAGCGTTATGAGGAACGCCAGCACCATGCCCCAAATACCAAGCCAAAATTTCTGATCACTGCCCATTTTTCTTCTCCTTAAGTTGTTGAATCAATGCTTTTTCTTGCGCTGTCCAAACAAACGCATCCCCATATTTTTCATTCCAGTTTTCTGGTGGTGACGAATACCAAGCCAACCAAGATTTAAACGCCAATGCTTCTTGTGTCATGTGTTCTCCTTTATGTTGTGGGCGGCCTCAATGGCTCGGGCGATTTCTTGAAACGAATACCAACCCATGATGTTCTGCATGGCGTACCAAATCTTTTTCATTTCTTCATCCGTCAGCGGCTTGCGCTGTACTTGGGCATCAAACTTGTTGCGTGGGTCAAGACCGCCATCAGAAACAATGTCGCTGTACTTTGCTGTAGGCTCTTGCTCTGTGCGCTGTGGTGGGGTGTAGGTTTGCCCACAGTTGTGGCATTGCACAACGCCGTTAAGGGGATTCCATTTGACTGCGCTTGCATCCGTGTAACCGCAACAATGCAACGCCACAGGCTCTTGCTCAATCTCTTGCCCAAGCCTCTGCACTTCACGCATGGGGTCTGCCAATGCTTTGTAAGCACCATTTGCCCATGCAATCTCACACATACGCATAGTGTGTTGTTCACAATCATGGTGCGTGTATGGGGCTTGACTGCCTTCGTTGTACCACCATGCTTTAAATGCTTCTTGTGTCATTTCAGCACCTCTTGTTCCAACAGTTTTACGGTTTCATCAATTCGTTCATAGAGGTAATCGGGCATTTGAGTTGAGTGTGCATATGACCACGATTCAACTGCTGATAACAGCTTGATGATTTGTAGGGCTTGTTCTTTTGTCATGCTTCCTCCTTGTATTTAAACTCCAACAACCAATCCATCAGCTTGATGGTGAGCCAGCGGGGTTTCTTGTAGCAAGCCATCTTCATTCCAAGGCCCTCCGCACTGCCCGGAAACATCCAATAGCCAACCACCTTTGGTTGTTTAAAGAATGCGTACCTAGCCGCATCCGCTTGATGGTCGCTCATTTCACATCCTTCAACTGCCATGCCATTGATTCGCATTCGTTCACACAGAAGTCCAGCGTCTTTACGGTGTCGCCATCAAAATTCACTAGCATGATCCGAATAGATTTGAATTCATCGCTCATCAACTCGGGGTCACGGGCATCCCCAAGATGGGCGCAGTCATACCCAAACCACCACAGGTCATCTCTCATGCCAGCGTAGGTCAACCCACCATGCACATCAAGGTCAACATCGTTGTAAGTCTTGCCATGCCATGGGTGATCCTTTTGTACAGACACATACCCACAGCGGTGTCCCATGTCAGTGGCAATCACTTCGGCCTTGAGTCCTGCTTTCGTTGTCCATTCTTTTTCAATTTTCATTTCTCGCCCCTCAGTTCTTTCTGTTGAATGTCAAACCGTTCTTTCCACCTTTGGTACTTAAGCGCACAGGCTTCGCATGCGCACAGCCAGGTGAATTCATCGGGGTCAGCAATGCTGCCCTCTTTCTTTATGGGCGCTAGGCCAAAGCCAGACTTGAAGTCGCTCATCGCTTCATCCCCCTGATGTACGCCACAAAACTCTGCACAGTGTCACGACCGAACGGCAAAGTGAACTTTGTCTCCAACTCCACAGCCACCTCCTCCAGCGTGTCGTTGCGGTGCAGGTGTACAAACTCTGCGGGGTGTGAGTGGACATCCATGTGTGCGACCTGCCGCTTGCGCCAGCCGCTGGTGTTTTGTCCGCTGTAATCCCACTGCCCTTGCCTCAAGGCCAATTGCTCAAATGCTTCGTCTTCTGCGTCTTTCATGCTTTCTCCGGTGGTGTAGCGTGTACCACTGCCTCAAGGTATTTCATTTCAGTGGGGGTCATAGGGCGTCCGTGCTCCTGTTTAAATCGATGTAAAAAACTGCCCAGCCGAATTGACCGATCAAACAATTCACCTACGTCAGCACATCCAGTTGCTTTTATCAGGGCTTCAATTTTTGGGCTCATGCTCGCTCCTTCATCCGTTGAATCCGCTCCATCCGTTTGTGGTGCGCCGTTACATACACGACATACTCCATGATTGAATACACCACATCCCAGTAGGTTCCCTTTGCCATTGCTGGTGCGTCCATAACGCCGTTGTCGGCATCCTGTCTGGCCTTGGCTTCAATGACCCTCATCCGCGCATCCCCCACAACTTCTTTGCAGGTATCAATGTCAAAACTTTTGGGGGTCATGTCTTCTCCTCAACTAAAGCTTTCAAACGCTTCACTTCGTCCACAACTTCGTTCTTCGCAATGTCGTACCTGTACAGGGTGTCGTATGCCTTGTGGTAAGCGGCGGGGTCTTCGTGAAACGTAGCCCATGTGTCATCCCATGCCAGATAAACCTTTGGCCTACCAGCAAAAATTTCTTTAAGTTGTGCTGTGGTTTGTGCAAGTTGTTCTTGTAGCGTCATCTATCCCTCCGATCTTCTTCGTCCATCCAGAACCACAGGTGCATCAGCCCAACAAACACAAGGCCGCAGACAATGAACCCAATGCCACCCAACAGAATCGTTGCAAGAATCGTTTCCATCACGCTGCAATCGCCTGGAGCTTGTTGATGCGCTCTGTGATCTCCGTCACAGTCTTCTGGTACTCAGCCATCACCCGCTTCTTTTCGGCCTCCAGAGCGGCGATCTGCTGGGCGCGTGGGTCGTAGTTGTCGGGGACTTCAACCTCAACCACCTGTTCACAAACATAAGTGCGGTCTTCGTTGTCATGCACCTTGGCATACAAAATTTGGAACTCACCCTTATCTTGCCAAGAATATTTGTGGTAGTAAATGTGTGCTGGTAGTTTGATCTTCATGATGTTCTCCTTATGCGTCAGGCTTAGCCAGCAGATAAACCACAATACAAGCAACCACAAATACAGATATGTAATACACCACCTTCTCAATCATCACGCATATGTCCTCCCTGATGCCAAGCATCGCCCGCTGAATACGCTCCTCCTCTGGAGACATTCGATTGATGTAAGGCGGCGTGTAGTGGCCGCCAATCTTTAAACCAGTCTTCGTTGTGTACCGGGGAAAGTCATTCATGCTCATCTCCTATGTGCAATTATGTGCAAAGAATTATACATCTATTTCTTGGGATTCGTGCGCCTGTTTTGCCAAATCTTCTATTTCATCGATTAGGCCAAACCCTAATAGAGGGAAGATGTCGGCATCATTTAGCTTGGCAACTGTCAACGTTGCCACCGAGGGATAGTCAGGTTCCATCTTCAGGCCGTTCTCAGTAAAGCCAGTCTCTGCCGGCTCATACTCCAACGTACATTCAAGGACGATGCCGCAATCATGGGTGTAGGTGTAAAAGAACATTTCCATATCAACTCCTTTGTTTAGGGAGGTGGAATGTAACTATCAGGTATGGCTATGTCAACGCAGTGGAGTCGCGTAGGTGACAGATACTTCCTTGGTGGACGCAAGGCTCGGCTGGCAAAACTCTGCCTAGGGGAGAGGATCACTCTCCACCCAGGCGTTATTCCACTTCCCCGGAGCCACAGCTTAGTCTTCCGTGTGGATTAGCGTCATGCCAAGTGCGCTAACTCTGGATGCTTTCCACCGCTTGGCGGCGTCTAGCTCGGTCATCCAGTTCTACCCTCCACCCGCAGGACTTGCACCCACAGTTAAAGATAGAAAACTCCACCGATTGCGCTTGCTCTTCTTTGCGCTCTCGTCACAGGTAAGAACGTCGTAGTGATGGTGGACTGCGCTCTACGCCTTACGGCTTCCAACGCCTCCCTCATGCCAACACAAAACCCGATAGAAACCTGTAACAAGGTACGGGCCAGAAAGCACAAAACCCATAGTGGAACGAGCTTTGGGCTTGGTTGCCGCATACAGGGCTGTCTATAGCAGACACCTGTAGCTTTGACGAAGCCCGCTCCACTATGGGTTCGGGATTGCGTTCTATAGAAACTACACCGGGTTACCAAGCCGGTGATGGGGCGAATTATATCAACACATTTTAAAGCGCGTCAATACCACTTACATAAAATTTGACTTTTATAGGACGTCCGGCATATGGTGATCGTTGATCCCGCCGTAGACAGGCAGGTAATCGGGGAACAAAACAGTCATCTTTTCAGCTATGGCAATCTTTTCCGGGATTGATAGACTGTACATATGCAAGATGTAATCACCCAACTGCCAGTGATTTGGGTGCTGGTTCATCACCTCGGCCTCGACAATTCGAACCGTGCTTCTTACCCAGGGATCAATTTGAATCATGTTCCACAAGTGCTGCTGCTGCCGCCACTGGTACTGTTGCCAGATTGGAAAGTCATCAATAAACCTATCCACCAGCTTCAAGGTGTCGGGCGTATTCACGTAGATCATTACATCATTGTTGATGGGCCACCACTTTAATCGCTCTTTGGCCACAACCACATTGTCGTTTGGTTGGAGAATGTCCTCTACTGTTACCCACTGGTTCATGAACATGACATCCGCGCCAACTACCATCAAGACATCTGTACTCTGAATGTACTCGCGTATCTGCCTTAACTCAGCCAGCGCATTTTCATTGAAGTCCGGAGTGTCGTATTCAAAGTAATCGCACACCCATTTATACCCGTTGCGCTCAGCATATATCTGCTGGTTCTTTTGGGTGATAGCGGACAAGTCCTTGATTTTGTTGGAAGTATTGGTTTTTATGGTAATTTTCATGGCAGTCCAATCCCCGTGCGTGTAGGTTGTTGGTGGCTGGTACTGTGATCTCCAGCTTTCATTAAACTATCGGGCCTACTGCGGTCAGCCCAATCCGAAATAGCGGGGTTAGTCCTCGATCTCCAAACCCATAGGCTTAGCGTTTTCCCCTGAAAGATGCCGCAACACCTTGCACATCAGTCTGTGCATTCACCAACACGGCTGGGGACTGCCTTGCAAGGATAGTTCTAGTTACGGCGAACCACAATCCCCATGCGTGTTAATCCCCGTCTTTCCGGGGTGCCAGCTAATCCTATCATGACTCAGAAAGGAAAGGTGCCACCGATTAGCTGACGCGGTTAATAGGGTAAAACTTCATCACAAAACCCCCGGCTGCCCACTCACGCCTTACAGCAACCTTTACACCTTGGCTTGCGCGCCTGGCATACACCAAGCTCCTCGCAAGACCGAATCAATCTCCACAGAAGCACGCTATCCCCTCCTCATTCACATCAAACATATCCGTCTGATCCCGCGAGAAGTCCATCATCTTCTGGTAGCTGGGCCGGTCGCTCCTGAATACGGCGCCAGACGGCTTGCTGGCCAAACTGGTCAATTCCATCTTTGCCCACCACACACCCCTGCTAGGGTCTTCCCTAATCAAGCTCTGAATCTGCGCCGCCGGCTTGAGAAAGCACAGCACACAGTTGCCAGCTAAAGTCCGGCCATTGAATGTATCTAGCTCCAGATTAAACGGCTGCTTGCTCCAGAATTCATTGACATCCTGCACCGAGTACCCGGCATCAGCCAATGGCATACGCATGGTTTCCTTGGTAGTCTCAGTGCTATGCCCGCGGGCGCGTATCTTGGTCACACGGCGGTTTTCATCAGACCGAATCCCGATCATCTGATCCCACTCCATGTCCGCGGCATCCCAACCCAGCGCCTCCCAGTTATTCCTGAGCCACTTGTGCATCGTCCTGATCTTCAGTTCAGAAGTGCAGAACCTAGTTACCGGGTTGGGCAGGTAGTTGCGCTTCTTGATGATGGCCTCAAACGGCTCACCATTGCGACTAGCAGTGGCAAAGTTGACAGCTTCATACCCCACTTCATTGGTGCGATATTCCAGCCAGTTGATGTTTACACCCCACTCCTGACCGCACCGCTCCACAAATCTCAAAGTATTTTCATGCTCTAAGCCCGTGTTGGCAAAGCAAATAACGGCGTCCTTGGGCAACCCGCCATGAGTTTCCAAGACCTTCCAAAGCATAAAAGCTGATGTCCGACCGCCTGAGAATGAGATGGCGGTAGGGCCGTCGATACGAAATGCGTCCATCGTTTTCCTTGAAAAAAGGGGGGTGGAACCTAAGCCCCACCCCTAACCAACAAAAGAAGAACATGAACCGCAACTGCATAGCGGCACCATGATCTTAACAACATTTCTTGAGCAGATCAATCGCCTCGTCCACAGAGTTGACTATGGCAACGATGCCACCCCTCCACTCTTCAAAGAACTTCTGCTCCGCCGGCGTCAGCTTCCTGGCAGACGGAACCTTCTGGCCATCCTTGACTTCCATCAGGATCGTCATCCCCCTAAACCCTACAAGCAGATCGGGTAAACCATTACCTTGGGTAACGATACGGACAGTCGCCCCCATTGCGCGCAAGGCAGCAACAATTTGTTCTTGGTTGGCGTCGATTCTGGCAGCGTGTCGCATAGGTGACGATTATAACAGATAGTAGTTGAGCCGTTGCAATATGTGTGGTACATTTCGTTCCCCAACAACAGGAGAGCATATGAATGCAAAAGAAAAAGTAGAGGTGTTGCGAATGATAGATGAAGGGAAATACTTAGCCGAAGAAATCATAGAGGTTTGCAAAGAGTCTGGCAAAGACGAAAGAGTTGCTGCCACCGCCTTGGCAATAGCCTATGGATCAATTTGCGTATTGGCCGAGATTCCTATGCATCAATCCATCTCAATGCTAATGAGCATATACAAACAGACAGTTGTGATCAAGGAGGATGGCGATGGAAAGCTGTCCTGATTGCGGCCTGTTAAATCCAGATGACTTGCACACCTGCCCAGAGTACGAGGCAAACCAAAAAAGGGAACAAGCTCACCTGACGATCCAGCAAGAGATGAAGATATTGCGTATGCGAGTCGAAGAGCTTGAGCGCAGAACGGCACAACACACCAGCCAACTGAAACCTTGGAGAGATCATGATCCTTACAAACAAACATAACCTGCCCCAGACATTCGTCAATGTCATTGAGCGGCCAACATACAGCAAAGGCAAAGCCCACCTGTCTGCCACCGAGATAATCAATAGCCCCCAGATTGTCACCCTCAAACACAAGCACTGGGATGAGATTGAAGTCGATGCCAGTGAGATGGTTTGGTCACTGTTTGGTAGCGCAGTACACGGCATCCTTGAGCATGGCAAAGGCAAGAACCATATCGTCGAAGAACGTATGCACACAACCTTGGATGGTTGGAATCTGTCTGGTGCCATCGACCTGCAAGAGGTTGACGAAGACGGCGGCATCCACATCCGCGACTACAAGGTGACTGGCGCATGGTCAGTCAGGAATGAAAAGCAAGACTGGCACGATCAGCTTAACGTCTATGCGTGGCTGGTTGAGAAGGTCAAAGGTAAGCAGGTCAAGTCATTGCAGATCATTGCCATCATCCGCGACTGGGCTGCGCGTGAGGCCGCGGTTAAAGAAGATTACCCACAGGCACCCATTGCAACGATTGATATCCCACTATGGGACATGGAAAAGAGAGAGGCTTTTGTTATGGAGCGGTTGAACCTCCACTCAACAGCTTACTTTGAAAGCGATTCAGGCGGTGAGTTGCCGGCCTGTACGCCAGAAGAAATGTGGGAGAAACCCACCAGCTACGCCGTCAAAAAAGAAGGCGGTGTTCGCGCCAAGAGTGTTCACGAGACACAAGAGTTGGCCGAGAAAGCCCTCCCCCCAAAGGGCTATTTCATTGAAGTCAGAGAAGGGGAAAGAACCCGCTGCGAAAAGTACTGTCAAGTCAGTCCATTCTGCAAGCAATACCAAACCTACAAACTGGAAAAGGAAGAATCATGATCGAATTAGAGCTGACCAAAGGCGAAGCTATTTTAGTTTTGGAATTAATAAAACACGGCACGGATGAATTGATTTCTCAATTAACGGATGCGCTGGATGAAGAGAATACCTCCGAAAAAATGGAGAAAGCGGCTGGTGAGAATTACGTTGTAAATCTTGAGCGTGAAGTTGAGCGACTCACCAAGTTGCTTGCAACACCAACAGAGGCCGCCCCCGCCCCCTACGGGCACAAAAAAGATGGGACACCCAAGAAAGCATTAGGCCGTCCAGCCAAGAAAGGCATTAAATGACAGTCCACAAAAAGCTGATGCAAGCCCGCATCAAATTGCAAAACACAGAGTTGAAGAAGTCAGGCGAAAACAAGTTCGCTGGCTACAAATACTTTGAACTGGGTGACTTCTTACCCCAGACCATGCAGATCTTTCACGATCTGGAGTTGTGTAGCGTTGTCTCATTTGACACCGACTACGCCCGCCTGTGTATCACCGACACAGAAGATGGGACAACACTCACCATCACCTCTCCCATGGCAGAGGCCAACCTCAAGGGTGCCCACCCCATTCAAAATCTGGGTGCCGTACTTTCTTATCAACGGAGGTACCTTTGGTTGGCCGCAATGGAGGTGGTTGAGCATGACATCATCGATGCGTCCTCTGGTTCTGAGCCGCCACCCAAGCCCACTCCCCCGCCCATCCCCAAGCCAGTAGCCAAAGTGGCAACGTTGCCAAAAAAGATGGAAGGCGCTGCCGGGCCGTGGCAACTGTCGATCTCTTTGGATGAGAGCGCCGGGTTGCAAGACTGGTTGAATGTAGCGGTAGACGCTACACGCATTGCGCTGAAACAAGCCAAGAACGAGAAAGATGTTATGGACATCTTCAAGGTCAACCGGGTTATCTTTGACCGCATGAAGGCAGAGTCACCCGAGGATCACGTTGCCATCTTAGGCGACTTCAAGAAACGCAAAGAAGAACTTCAAGGAGAATGACATGGCTACCCAGTACCCCAACAGCGGAAAGCTTTCCGACAACCGATACAAAGACAACCCCAAGAAGCCAGACATGGTTGGTGAGCTTGTCATGCAACGCTCAGCCCTCAAAGAGTTGCTTGGCGAACACGATGGCGATGACATTGTGATCAAGCTAAGCTCATGGAAGATGGAAGGCAACTATGGCCCTTGGATGCGCTTGTCTTGGAACAACTACAAGCCAAAGGATAAGGCTGAAGGCGCGCCCAAGCAAGCACCGCAACAGAGCGCCATCCCCGATGACAATAGTGACATACCCTTTTGACTATGAAGACAAGTCAGTTTGAGGCAGTCAAGGTAGCCATTAAACAGGACAAGACGGGGTATGTACTTACCCTGTCTATCCATCCTGACGAGATACCCGAGGAGGTCATGCGCGACTTTGTCGGTGCCAGGTATCAAGTGGTGATGGTTCGGTTAAACGGCGAAGAAAAACCAATGAACCGATCCCACGAATATGCCTACGACCCTGTCCGGCTGGCTGGAATGCTATGCCGGGACACCGAATTTCATCGATTCCTACTGGCAACAGGGAACATTCTGGAGGCCAGCGAGAAGGAAGTGGCCGACTGGATGCGATCTGAGTTTGGCGTTGCATCCAGATCAGAACTCAGGGACAACCCGGAAGCAGCAAAGCACCTACACACAATCAATGAGGAATACAAATTATGGAAACTAGGCGCTTAATCCCCTATTCCGTCCACCTACCAGAGCCGCTCTTTAAAAAACTAAAGGCCGCGGCAGGTGAACGCAAAGCATCGGCTATGGTGCGGGATGCCATCAACATCTTGGTTGAAGGAACCAGCCCCTACAACAGTGGATACAACAAGGGCTTGCGCGATGCACAGGCCGTCATTAAATCCAACAAGGCGGCATCAGGCATTGAGATTAACGGCAAGAACATTGGCACCGCCCTTGAGGCGCAAATAGAAAAACTAATAATCAAGGAGAAGGCCAGTGGCAAGAAAAAAACCTGAAGGCATTGAAGTCCTCAAGGCCAAGCGTGACCCTGTATCCATACAGGAAATCACCCTGCTGGACTGGTACGCCGCCTTCTCTTTGCTGGCTTGCTCCACAGTGGCAACGCCAGAAGACGCGGCCAAGGATGCGTTTGACCGAGCCGAGGCTTGCTTGCAGGAGAGGGCTACGAGGATATGAAATGCCCGCGATGCAATGCGCCAACGGAGACAAAGAACACAGTGAATAACCAGAACGGCACCATTCGCAGACGCCGGGTTTGTTTTAATATGCACTGGTTTGCCACCGAAGAAAAACCCGTAACCGAACCAAAGCTCAAAAGTGAAAAGAAACGAACAGAGACACCTAGACAAAGTAGCTGAGATTGGCTGTATCCTCTGCCGGCATCTGGACTATGGCGTAACCCCCGCGGAATTACACCACCCTAGAGGCCCGGCAGGGGGCGCACAGCGCGCTTCCAATTGGCTGGTAGTGCCACTATGCCCAGAACACCACCGCGGCGCTTCTGGGCTGCACGGCTTAGGCACCAAAGGTTTTTACACCCGGTACAACCTAGCCGAGTGGGACTTGGTGGCCATGACCATAGAGGCGCTGGCCGGGTAAAAGTGGCAACGTTGCCACCTTAGATCTTTGCAAACTCACGCATCTCTTTGAGGTTGACGCCCTTGAGCATCTCCCTTTCAGCTTCACGTAAGTTTCGAATCTCCCTCGCCTTCTCATCAGCCGGCATCTGAGAGTTGGTAATTTGGGTGATAGCCTGACGGATCTTGGTCAGGTTCCTAGCGATGCTCTCAACGGCAGGTGCCAAGCCAAGACGATTGCGAACCGCTTCATCAGTGATGTAGTCCTCAATCTTGTCAGGGCTGCGCTGCTTGAGATCGGCCAACGTGCTACTTGCTTTGCCGGTTGCTTCCCGCAACTGATAGAAGTCCTTACGCAGTGCGCTTTCATACTCTTTGGACATGAACCCGCTGGCGTTTGGAATCGTTGCCAAGGCATCTTGCAAAGAAAGCTCAGGCCGTGGCACGCTTTGATCCCCACGCGCAGCCCACAAAAATGGATTGGTTGCATACATGACCAATCCACCAAAGGAGCCGAGCATCCCGCGGGCTATGTGGTCAATTGCAATTGGAGACATGATCCCAGTGCTACCAAGCAGTTTGCCAAGCTCAGAAGTGCTGTCAGTAAATTGCCGCTCTGTTTCCAAATTCTTTTGATACACGCCAATCAGTGGCTTGTATTGGAAGAAGTCGTAATTAATTCCAACTTCAATTAGCGGCTTGATTGCCTGCGGCACCGTAGTTGGGCTTAGGAACGCATTGGCCAAAACGGAAGTCATGGAATCCCTGAACTTGCGCCCATCTGCATAACCGTTGTTGGTCAACATGAGATACGTATGCTCAGCTATTACCTTTGGCAAGGTAAACAAATCTGACCGCAAAGGAAGACTCAAACCGCCACTACCAGGAATCATCAACAAGCGATCACGGGTTGGCGTTGGTTTGTTTAGATAGTCTTCATCATCACCATTCATCATGGCATACAAAACGGATAGCGTCATCACCGAGGCGGTGGTGCCAAACAGAACTTTGTAAGCTTCTGCTCTTTGAGTTGGCGATGTACCAACACCAGTAATAGTCTTATATGCCACAGTCTGGGCGGCAAGATATGCGTTGAAGAAGGGGATAAGCTGCCCGGCCATAGCCAGCATCCGGCTGCTACCTTTACGCCGCACGTTGAATATCTCAAACGCTTTTTCCAATGACTCAGACTGAGACAGACCTTGTGCCTGAGCAGCCAAGTATGTGGCTTGACGCACAGCATTGTCGGATGCCATGGCAACGTGACCGAGAAAGTTCTTCATCTTCCCAATCAATCCAGGCGGAGCTTTCAAGCCGGCATATACCTCTGCGTCATTCCTGACCATAGCAGACGTAAAGTCTCTAACGCCCACGACACCAAAGTTCTTCAACTCATTATGCGTCTTGCTCTTGTTAAACAGAGTCAAACCAAACTCTTTCATGGCCCGCAATGGAATGGTCAATGCATGTTGAGGCTTCAGACCTGAAGAGAACATTGCTGCAAATGAATCTTGAGGAATCTGAGAAACGGCAAACAGTGGATACAAAACCACCGACTGGCGCAAAACATCAGCCACCTTAGCAGCCCAACGAATTGTGGGAATAGAGACAGACTCCAGCCCTTGGAAGGCTTGCATAAACATGGGATCTTCCATGCTGAAGAATGTTTCCTTGCCATCAATCCAAACGCTGATGACGTTGTTGCCATCCGTTTTGCTCTTAACCTCACTCCCCAGGCCAACAGCCTGAGCAGTCTTTGCAAGCGCAACAGCAGATCGATTACGCACAGCCCGGTTGATGGAGTATTGAGTCCACCGCACCATGTTGTCAAAGATGTCATTGACAGGCCGATCAGTGCCCTTGAGCCTGCGTTCTTTAGCTTGAACCTGCAAGCTACGCATAAACTCTTTTGGCCCTTTGCCTTCTTCAAGCTGGTCTTCACGATAGAACGGAACGTAGTCTGCATTGCTCAAAAGGAAATCAGCCTCCGCTTCAGTCCAAAGCCCGCTATCAACCAATACCTTGACAGCGTTGCCACGAATGCCATTCCAAATATCCACTGCGCCCGAAAGCTCAGGCATCAATTTAAACTGCGTCATGCCAGCACGAATGTCTTCATCCGTCATGTGGATGTACTTCTGCTTCATCTTCAGATTGGACGCCTTCTCACTCAAGGTGCTGGCTTTAACAGCGTTACCCTGCTGACGTTCTTCGGCGGCCATTGCGCGTAACTGCGCCACTTCAGCATCAATCTGGTCATTAAATTGAATCAATGACTTTGTGCGTTTTGACTCAAACGCAGTGTGAGAGATCAGTTGAATCTGTTCTTTGGTCAATCCATACTTGGCCGCAATCTCATCCAGCTTTTTGGAGAGATTCACGATGTTGTATTCGCTATCAACACCTTCCCACTTGCTCATCTCTTTGTTGAACTTAACGTCGCCCTTCATCAAGAACAAGTTTGAGATGGCGTCAGAGTGAACGGTCTGACTAAGACTGATATTCATCAGCGCACCAATCTTTTCCTCTTGACCAAGAGTGGACTCCATGATTGCCCGGCGAATCTGATTGTTCAGCGCGGCATCGCTAGAGAACGCATAGGTTTCAATCATGTCCGCATACTTACGAAATCCAGACTGTGCCGCCTCAGCCGTAGCCTTTGGATTGTCAACGGCATTGTTCCAAGACTGACTCACGCGCTGAACATAGCCGGGATCTGGTGCCTTTGGCTCACGGCCCATACCAGACAGAATCTCAAGCGATTGCTGACCAATAGGCGTAGGCGTGGGTGCGGCTTGCTTGGACAAGCTTTCAGATAGATACGGAGCAACGGCAACATCTTGTGCGTCATACAAAGCATCCATGATTGCCTGCTGCCGGGTCTTACCCTTGGCAACGCCATCAAGAATGGAAGATCGCACCTTGCTTGCATCAGCCGTAACCCTTGTATTGGGTGATACATGAGCCACAACACCCAACAATGGATTGAGTTTGGCGTCCGCGGCGGCACCAAGGAAGTGAACCCTCTTAGGTTGTGCTTCACGCAAGAACTTAATCAGATCATCCCTACTAACCGCTTTTGCATTGGATGGAACGCCAACAATAAAGTCATCTCTACCAAGGGTATTGACAACCTCTTGATAGGCTTGCGCCAAAGTTAAGCCACCTTTTTGGATAGGGATAATTGGCTGGCTCAGATTGCCAGTCAACTCACCAGCTATCCAGTTCTTGTGTTTCTTGATCAAGTCCAAAGAACCACGCTGGTTGCCCACAATATCCGGCATCACAAAAAGCGGGCGAGGATAGTCGTTATCTTCGGCAACGTTGAATTCTGCAATGGCACTTGTAATGTCATCGTATTTGGATAGGATGGCATCAAAGTCCAGCGGCTTGGGCTGGTTGCCTTTAATCATTTGCCTGAAGTTGCCAAACGCACCTGAGTCAACAAAAACGGGGACGCGAAAATCCACTACAGCATGAGCCATTGAATCAATTGCATTCTTGGAAAGCAATCCAACATCCACGCCAATGCCGCTGCTTTGATGTCCGCTTCTTGCATAAGCACCAGTTTCAAAATCAGATAAGCCGCTCATACCAGATGCATAGCGAACCAAGTCCTTCTTGATATTTTTCAGAGCAACGGCATCGCTGTCTTCCTCAAACAATCCTTGCTGAGACTTCTGTTGAGCCTGCGTTGATCCAGCGGCAGTGCCTCTTGCGCTTATTCCCGTGGCGGCTTCCGCCTCAGCCAATTCCGCCTCTTTAACCAAGTCTTTGTATGTTAATTCTGGTTCTTGAGCAGGAACTTCAAACGGCCCCTCTTCCCAACCATTAAAGTATTTTGATGCCGCAGTAGTTGGGTACAAAGACTTGCTAATTGACCGATAAAAATCACCATTAATAGCAAGAATACCATCTTCTGTTAACTCAAGCATTTTCTTTGGAACAATACCAAAACTTAACTGTGCGCCACCATAAGATTCATCATAAAAAGAATCAAGAAGCCCTTTTAAATCTACATCGCCAAAAAGACTTTGACTGTTCCAAGTTCCATTTGGTTGCTCAACAAACATATATCCATCAACAGTTGATGCAACACGAGCAGAATCTTTTGGTAAATCAATAAACTCTTTTGGAATGTTTGGCACTATATTTTGCATAACTGTGCCAACCGCAGACTTCAAAACAGTTCTGCGTGACACTGGCGTTTGCATTAACGACTCAAGCATATTGCCATTCTTTGGCTCTTGAGTGGCCGTTTCAAGTTTTGCGGACGGGCGCAATCCAAACAAACCTCTGCGCGTTATGCCTTGTTGCATAAACAGGCTTTGCTGTTGACCTTCAGAAACCCTCCCATCATTTGTGTCTGGCACAGCATTCAACACAGGCTCTTGAATAGCAGTCTCAAGAACCATTGGGCCGGCACGGGTAGGCACTGCACCAGCAGAAGGAATGTCTTCCTCGCCGTAGTACTCAATCATTCCGCGGGCATACACGCGGTCACCCATCGCAGTAATTTCATCTGCATACTTGATTGCACGACCAAGCGCATCAACAAACAGATGCTCCCTCTTGGGATTAAACCCAAGCTCAATGCCATCAAAGTTGGGTTCGCCTATACGGACAAACTGCCCGTCTGCACTGCCCATTGGGGACTTCTTACGACCTGTAGCAATTTCAGCACGTTCAGCCTGGTCAATCTTGAAGTGAACATTTTTAATCGTGATGTTGGGTGCATACTTCAGCACCGGGTTATTGAAGAACCCCTTAGAGTTTTCAATGCCAGAGCGAGTGCCCTTGTGGATAGATTGAATTGGCAAACCATTAGGCGGGAAAATTTTCTTGCTTGCTTCGCGGATTGGCACATCCAAGCGAACGCCAACGTAATCGCCCGGCTCAATCTTTGATCCCTTGCCCTCAACTCTTGCGCCCTTGGCATGCATAGCCAAAGCCCGCTGGAACATATTGTCCGTGACTTGCGGCATATCAGACGAGCTACGCTTTTGATACAAAGGCGACTGATCAGCGCGGATGTAGAAACCTTCAGCCCGCTTTTGCAAGTTGTCTTCAATTGCGGCTTGCTGCATAAACAAGCTTTGCTGTTGACTAATGGAAACGTTGCCACTTGGCTCATCAATGATTGGCTTAATTTGCCCCTCGCCTTGTCCCATCAAACGGGCAGCAGTAGGCGCAGTGCCAGCACGAGCAGGCGCATCTTCCTCGCCATAGTATTCAATGTTGCCCCTGGCAAAAGCACGGCCAGCAACGATTGTTGCTTCATCAACGTACTTGACCGCACGGCCCATTGCATCAACAAACAGATGCTCACGGAAAGGGTTAAACCTTAACTCAATGCCGTCAAAGTTTGGTTGATCGGTTTTAACAATCTGGCCATCGGCGCTACCCATCTTGGACTTAAATTCTCTGCCTTCAGCAATTGCTTCGCGTGTGCTTTGGCGAATCTTGAAGTAAACATTCTTCAGCGTGGCAACAGGCAAATAGGTTTGCACATCACCAGAGAAGAATCCGGCACCCTTTTCATGTAGCGATTCTTTACCCTGATGCACAGCCAGCAGGTTTGCATCCTTGATATTCAAGTCTTGACGCAAGCCAACATACGCCCCGTTGGCAACGTTGCCACGATCTTGCATGATCTTCCGGGCGGTTGCGTTTCTTGCAATAGCCGCAGCAGTCTGTTCTTTGGTTGGATACTTAATGTCCTCAGCACTTCTCTTCTGGTACAGCGGAGAATTCTTTGCATCAAAGAAGAACCCTTCACGACGAACCTCAAGCGTGTCTTGCATCACAGGAGTTGATCGCTGGAACAAAGCCTGCTGCCTCATGGGTATAGGCTTAGCCTTTTGTACGGGCGCAGGTTTTCCAAGCGAGTACGTCTGCGAAACCATTTCGTTCTGCAAATACTGGGTGTCAAGCTCAAGCAAACCTTCAGTGGTACGCACCAAACGATCCAAGGCCGTTTCAAATGGCTTGGCCATGCCAATCAACTTACGAACCAAGTCGATCAACTGGCTGAATACAGTCTTGTCACCAACCTTGATTTCACTCAAGTACTTCTGAAATTCCTTGTCGTTCATGCCCCAAGAGATCAACTCATCAGGGGTTGCAAGAACGTTGTTGATCCGCTTGTAGTACCGCTCCAGAACAGGCGGCAACTTACCAGCCTTGGCGTCTGCGTTGTACTTGCGAACAACGGTATTAAACAACTCATTCAAATCTTTGATGAGCGGATGATTGGACGGCAGGAATTTGGTGGATGTACGCGTTGCCACATGAAGCAACTCATGTAGCAATGTGTCGTAGGTCATCCCAGATGGATAGCCTCTCTGGTCAGCAAAGACAGGAGTACCGTTAAGGAACACAGTTACCTTTGTGCCTTCTTTGCCCCACAGGAAATGGGTAAGGCCTTCAGCGCCACTGAGCAGGCTACTGCGCTCATTGCCGCCCTGCACCTCAAAGTTGTACGTTACGCCACGGGCTTCTAGCTCTTTGAGGGTCGCCAATGTTTTGTTTGCCGTCAACTTGGCAAACGGATTTGGAGCATTGTTGACCGCCCACTGAGCAGCTTGGATCATTGACTTGCCAGTCAACTCCCTTTCCATCTTCTCTTGTTTAGGATCGGCCTTTGGCGCTGCCTCACCCTTTTGTGAATACAAAGCATCTTGCCTTTGATCGCGGCTTGTCGCAGCAAACAAAGCATTTTGATATGCGCCATAAAATTCAGCAACGCTTGCACTAGGCATACTGTCGCTTAACTCTTCTCTCAAGCGATCAACATCTACGCCAATAGAGCGTGCATCATCCTCCAGGTCACGCAAACCAGCTTCCGTAAGTTCTTCGCGGGGCTGCTCGGCTATCTGGCCAAGCTCATAGTTGGCCGCAGGAATAGAAGTTAAATTCTCAATCCGACTCTTTAACTCTTCTTTCTGGTTTTGCAAAGCACGCAAACGAACAGTAGACTCTTCGTTTATGTTTTCCCCGTTACGCAACTTCTCAGCAATGTATTCAATGGCCGTTTGCGGATCAAAGCCCTCAATCGTTGAACGATTGTCAAACGGCAAGTACTCATCCAGCGCGCCATCTGCAACCAGATCCTCCAGCAATGCGCCCTGACCTTTGGTGTTGTACAACTGGCGCAGTCGCTTGTTGTCTTTATCAATGTCAGCCAAAGAGAAAGCGCCCGGACGGTCTATCAGCTTGCCCTTCAAATAGGAAAACAGATTCCCTTTGCCGGCTTGAGCTTCTTTTAGATCTTTGTTAACCGATGCCAAGTTATCCCGCAATTCGGCAATATCTTTTTTGTCTTCCGGGGTAACCTCAAACAGAGCTTCGCCACGCGGCTTCTTCTGCCCCCTCTCCGCAGGAATAAATTCTGGAGCTTCCGCCTCTATTAGTTCGGCCTGCTTTTCTGGATCAGCGGTGGAAATTTCATTGGCTTTTGCACGGGGCACGCCAAGCTCTTCCAACGCCCTTTGCTGGGCAATGGTTTGCATTACCGGGTCTGCGCTGAAGGTGGTCTTCATCACCCTGTTTATGGCTGCTTTGCGGGCGTTCTCATCCCTCTTGATTTGCGCTACTTGATCAGCCCTAGCTTGGTCAATGATCTGACGATTGGCATCCGGCATCCCGGTAAAGCCCGGCAAGCCAGCAACCCTAGCGCCTTGAGCTTGACGCTGTTCTTGCAATGCCTGTTGCTCAGCCTGCTGTATTTCAGCCTGCTCTTGCAGTCTGGCCTGCTCTTCCATTGCTGCTTCACGGCGCAACTGGGTGGCCTGATCGGCAGTAAATCCAGCGGGTGAGGGTGGCAACGTTGCC